CTTTACCGCGCAAGTCTCTTTGTAAATCTCTATCTAGCTGATTTTCTATTTCCTTGAATGATTGGCTTGCTTCACGCTCCGCCGTTGTGAAGCCTCCGCTTTTCACTCGCTGGCGCTCTTCAAATGCTTGCCTATCATCTTGTTGTTGGCTCAGAAAAAGTTGCTGATCGTTTTGTCTAATCTCTGCGGCTTTATTTGCCATCTCTTGCATTTTCAGCGTAAACATATGATTAATATTATCTTGGGTCAATCGTCCTTGCTGCTCTAAATTAGTAATCCCAATTTGAAATTCACGCTGTAATTTATCACTTTCCTTTTGGTAATCAAATTCTTTTAATTTGAACTGAAAAGTCTGCTGAAATTCTTCCCGCTCGCGCCCCTCTTTTCTAAGGCGCAAATTTATATCACTTCTAAACTCTTCCGCCTCTCGAGTTTCCGTTTGCTGAAACTGCATCTGTCTTAACAGGTGAGGCAGTAAAGCGTTTTGCTGTTTGGCTGCCGCCGTTTCTTGCGCCTCTCTTTCGTCTTTTAACTCGCCTATACCTTGAAGAAGTCCGGTTAAAAAAGATAATTTTCTACTAGGCTCAAAACTCAATTCTTTAGATTTGCCCATTTATAATCACATCCTTATGCTGTACCGCCGACATCGAATGAGTCAAACAATTCTGGAGTGCCTACACCAAAATCATCAAGAAAACCAATAGGTAGCGATTGATCGCCCACGCCTAAGTTATCCTGATTGCCAACACCAAAAAGCTTAAAAAGATCGGGAGTACTCTTTATCATCAGTTTTGCTACTTCCGTATAAAGCTGATTTGTAGCCTGAGACTTCTGTGCATTAAGCTGCGCGACCGTCAGATCGAACCTGTCCTGGGCTTCTTTTGCCCTTTGCTCCAGCCCCAATTTGTCCAATGCTATACTACCCTGCGCCTGTGCGCCGGCCTGTATGGCGGCAATACGGAGGTCGTCACGTCGCCCCTGCTGGCCGCCAGATCTTAGGACGCCCCTGGAGGCAGCGTCAATGTCCGAAGCCCGTAACGCAGCCGCCAAGCGCGCCCCTATGGACGCTTGACTAGCCCGAAACTCCTGCCTAGCCGCCTCTTCTATCTTTGCACCTCGACCGGGCAATCCAACTATCGGGGTCGGTTGCGCGCCTACCTGTACTTGAGGAACATCTGATCCGGGAGCGTTTTGAATCGGTATGGCCAATCCTTGACTTTCCATCGATGCGCGCACAGCCGAATCGTTCAGAGGATCGAAACCAAACGGAAGAGGTTCTGGCTCTCTGGCCATGCTGCTCTTTAATAATATCGAAGCCAATGCTGGAGCTATAGCCATCGTTATCTTCCACTCCTTTCCTGTCTTATTACAATTGTTTGATTAAGAGTCGCCGCCGCTACTGCTGCTCGTCTTGTTATAGTTTGTTTGCGAGCTGGCGCACTATGCCGTTTACTGAGATGTCCTATCATTTTTTTCGTATTCAAAATAATACCCTCCAAACTAGCGCCGCACCAACCAATCCAATAATTGCCCCTAGCTTATCTTTCCATGCCTGATCGCCTGTGTGCTTATCCTCGTTTTCTTCGTATCGAATAAACCAATAGGCATGTACAATAGCTATTGCAATACCTCGCCATCCTTCGCAAATCATTACAACAGAAAAAACACCATGCGGAATATGCGTTACAACTCGTCGCCAATCTACATCTGGGTGGAAAATTCTCAATGTCCTCGCCTCCGTCTGTAATGCGATGTAACAGATTCGATAATTCCTTCAAGCCAAGTAAAGGTGTAGGAAAATAAACGGCCACTAACATTATCAATTCCAAAGAATCTGGTATCCGATTCTATATTAGAGGCATATTCATCGCCACTCTCGTTCTCGGCTATTACAAAACATCCTTGATGTAAATCTTTTTTCTGTACCTGGAGTTTGCGAAGTATTGCATCCTCGTTGGCGCGACGCAAATCTAGCCACGCCGTTTTAAGAACTCCGAAATATAAGACCCCGTTATCATCAGTTTGGTCTGGATGATAATAGCGGTTGACAAAACCGCCAGAGCCACCCAAAATGCGGCCATCTCTATCGACGCAAAAACAAGCGACATTGATATTTTCATCATTCCACCAAAAACCTTTACCAATATGTAACACCCAAGCATCGCCAGATGGAGGGGATAAAGTGTAGAATACCTCGCCTTTATTATCAACCCATACTACGCCAGAAGTATCATCACTCAAGCCGAGAATATCCTGCCCTTGCGATACTGGAAGAATTTGTCCATTTTGAATTTTATAAACTCCATACAGCGATGAATAAAATAAAATCAAATCCTCCCCGTACGTCGCAATGGAGCGAGGAGCGGTACACCCTATCCCTATTTCTGTTTGACTACCGGTTCTTTCGCCACCAGATAAAGCTTGTAGTGTTGGGCTTGCATCTGGATCTCCAGTCAATGCCCATACTTCTCTATCTTTGAATATGTAAAGGCTGTTGCCGTGAGCGACAAATCCGGTGACAAATCCTCCTCCGTCTACTCTTACTTCCAACCAGTTATCGTAATGCCAGGACTCCGGCTCTGCCAAGTCGCTATAAAGAGGTCGGGATCTATCGGCCGCACTCACGGCGTACAGCCTATCTTTATAATAAGTAATATACTTTAATCTTTCTGGTGGATTGCGCCAAGTATTTGCGGTATCAAGTTCTGGATGGTATATGGCGTAAGGTTGATCGAAAGAAGAATCCCATAGTTCGCTAATGTCTGCCTCGAATGTAACGCCATCTAAATAACCATCGGGATATATATCCGTATGAGATGGGGCCAAATCATTATCCATTCCAGAATAATTTACATTGCCCGCACCTTGTGCCGCATCTATTCTGTACCATGTTCCACCATCAAGATCTTGTCCTGTCGCATCCTCTCCGCCTAATGTTCCGTAAAGTTCTATATAATTAACTTGCTCATCTGTAGAATTTTGGCACGTCACCGTCATTGTCTTGCCCTGAAAATCAGGCGATACTGACTCTGGGCTGAATGGCGATGCAGTATATTCGTATATACCGTCAGCATCGCGAACAATTCTTATCCATCGATATTTATACTTTCTAAAAAATGGAGAATTAAATTGAGGTGTTAGTGGGTTGGCAGTTCTGGCAAATGTTGGTGCTTGCGTCGGTGCGGCAATGCCCGCCTTTAGAAAATCAATGCCATCGTATTTGTACATCGCATCTAAGCCATTAGTTACCCACGCCCACCCATTATATTGAGCCAACCACATATCATCAGATGTCATTTCGATTCTTACTTCTTCGCTCGTTTCGTTGATACGATCAATTGTGCTAGCTGCTTCTCCATCCCACCCGTAATAATCTATCGTGCCATCATCATGCGTAATGGATACTACATACTCTCTGTACACAGTTTCAACAGGCGGAGTTTCGCTGGTATCTAGAGCATCTCTACTATACTGGTATATACTATTGATTTCGCCATCGAGTTCATGCTCTTCGTCGTATATATAAAGTTGCCCTTTACGCTTGACTGCTTCGCCGTTATGGGTGCGAATATTCTTCGCCTCTAGCAGAGTAAACAAAGACGCTTTGCCTCTGCCTGATGAAGTATCCAAACCTTCAAAATGTGATATATTACGAATGTTCATTTTGTTACCAATTCATAACTTCGATAATTGCAATGGCTATAAAGGTTGCTATCCATAGCACCCAAAACCACTCCAATGCTTTTTCTAATACGAAATTCATTCTACCAAATCCCACCATCGGTCGTAATATTAAACTTCATTGGTTCGCCATCGCGAACAGGAAATACCTCATCTATACTGGCAAGCTGACTCACTGTTTGCGAGTTTAAGAAATTAGTAGATGCCATACCACGAAGCTTGTTAATCTCTTTCGCTTTAATTACTTCCGCATCGGATAAATTCATTTGATCATCATCTACTTTAGCTTCATTGATTGCTAGTTTAGGCAACGACGGATGCCATTCTGTTGGAAATTGTGGCTCGTCGTTATCGAGAGTCATATCTTCTGGCCATCCATAAAACCACCAAGTAATTTCAATTGCGTCGCCATTAAAGGTGGGGTATATAGTTAGTTGCCTACGACCACTTTCTCCCCAAATATATCCCATTCGAGGTACACCCTCTAAATCGACCTGCCAGTTACCTTTTTCAAAATCTCGCGGACTGCCTACGATTTCTATCTCGTTAAAGTGCGGTGTTCCGTAATGAAGCAGTTCGTTAGATACAAATCCATGCGGTACGGCGTAGGATTGCTGCCCTTGAACAGATGCGAATATATATTTTCGCTTGGCGGTAACTTTAAGTTCTTGGGCAATATCATCTTTGAGCTGATTGAGTAAAGCCGTTACTCTATCATCATTCCAGTACGCCCTATCATCTATTCGACGTTGCACCCTTTCGATCATATCTCGAAGTACCATCATATTAACTCCTTGAAAAACTTGTTGCACGCTTTCGCACTCTCTTGAATACCGATGCTTCTTTTTTTGTTTGTACTACCGACTCTACAAACGAAAGAGTATGTACTGCTACTGGCATATAAGCAAGCGATATATTTGATAAAAACCGTAAGGCTGTGCTTGTGAAATAGCCCAACATTATTGTAGTGATTTTTGTCATTTTAACACCAAATTCTTAGAATGACCATTACGTTGATAACCATAATGGAGCATGGTATCTCCAATCAAAGAATAAATATAGTTATTATACCAATCTGGCAATCGCTTCTCTTGTTGCCATTTATTACAATGTATATTATAATAACTCCAATCTGGATTTTTTATTTCTTTACCTCTTCCTCCGTCCATATCGTATTCCAACACAACGCTTTCCACAGAACGCATAATTGGAATTTCAAGATGAACAACTACTTTATTTAATGTTTCCAATGGATACAAACATAAGCGTTCGTATTGAATAATAATAATATCTTTTTCCAACAAACCGCATGTAAAATAACTTTCCCATTTTTTACATTGATCTGATATATGTTGTCGATTGCTCCAAACTTCATTCGTTAATAATTGATTTTTAATATTCATTTTATTAAAAGATGGTATGCAATCGCGCGGATCTCTTACAATTAAAATATATTTAACATTATCCAATAATTTAATCTGATCATCTAGATGAGTAATAATATACGCACCTGGATGCAATGGAGTATTTTGCATAACCAAACTAAATGTAGGAATTTGTCCAATTTGAGTAACCATTGTTTGCATCCAAACTGTACCAGATTTTTCATGTGAAAATTGAACAAAATGATCGTGTTGTTTAGCGTAACTATAATAAAAATCATACAAATTAAACATCGCCAAACCTTACGTTCAACCCTAATCTACTAGCTACACAACTCGCTAATAATGGAATCATTATTTCGTGCTGCCCAACAATAAAATACCCTTTACCACCTAATTCCGATGGCCTTCTTACAATATTTTCCATAGGGCGATAATGTTTAATCATATCAAAATTTACTGTAGTAAAATTTTTCACATCAAATCCTAAATTTTTAACTACATTCAAGGACTTTATAAATATTTCTGGCATAATTACAGCAGACCCTACATTTAATACAGCACCACCGTCGCATAGTTTCGATATCTGCTCAATAAAAATATTCAAATCAATCGCACTAGCTTTTCCGAAATTTTCTCCACTAAAAGATGGATGATAATGAATTATATCAGCACCAATAGCAGAATGTACGGTTATTGGTATGTGTCGATATGAGCACGAAAGTATACTTTTATCTTTGTATAACATATTGGAGTTATTTAATCGCGCTGCTAAAGCTTCGCCTATACTTTGATCGCCATTACATATTGCATGATTTATCAGCTCGCCAATTTCTGTCCACATCCCAAACTTACCATCTCTTAAGTTTTTACCTACATCTTCCGATGTTTCTCCTATCATTGCAATTTCACAATCATGAATACTTGCACCACCATTCATGGCAATACTTGTGATTATACCATCTCTTATCATTGAAATAATAATAGGCGAAAGGCCACATTTTATAACATGCCCACCTATCATCATAATCACTGGTTTGTGGTGATAATAAGCATCTGCTATAGCATTAACAATATCTCGAAAATCATTGCCGGCTAAAATTTCTGGAAAATTATTTATAATATCTTGATCAATTTCATTAGATACAAAATCGGAAACACCAACTTTATTTTTTCGCTCTTTAATAGGATACGTTATGGTGTCGTTCAAATTTATTTTATTTTGCGAGTTCAATATATAATCCACCGAAAGTATTGTATTTGAATATATCGATTTTATCAAAAAATTCATCTACTGCCAAAGTAGCTCCAGGAGTAAGGCGAAAACCGTAATCATCGATTAGTATAAAACCACCAGGAATCATTCTTGGATAAAAAAAGTTCAAACAATCTTGTACAGATTGATATTGATCGCAATCAATATGAACCAAACAAAATTTTTCATAAGCAACTCGATGAAGAGTATCTTTAAACCACCCTTTATGCAAAATTATACGATTTCCAAATTTGCCAAGTAATTCATTTGGCATATCACAAGCTCCCCATCCGCGTGGCATTTCTTGTTTATCCAATCCTATCATATCCTCTAGTGATGGCTCCGGTAATCCTTCCCACGAATCAAAAGCGTAGATCGCTTTATCCAAAATTACACTCGCGTACAGATATACAATACCACCACGCCAGACCCCTGCTTCTGCTATCGCACCTTCCATAAATTTTGCTCTTATCGCATATTCGTAATGAAGTTTAAGTTTTTCACGATCTACCATAGTACGATCAACAATATTATCCATTATACCAGGAAATGTAGGCGATATTTGATATCTATTATTACTAAACTTCATTGCGAATCCTTCATATCTTTCTTAATTAAATCCAACAACGCAGGAATACCAGTACTCGTATCTTTATAAGCTACAACTCTTAATGATTTACCATTAAAAATCAAAATAGATTTAAACCCACTATTATATAAAAAGTTAGCAATACTTGGCTCATCCAAGCAACCAAAATGATAATCTCCCGGCGAGCAACCAGAAAAAAGTTTGAAATTTACCCATCTTTGCATATCAAATAATTCACTATTAGATAAATTTGGATGCTCTTGGGCGGGAAAGCCAACCTTCTCGCCTCGCCTTTGCTTATCTAAGTTACCCAAATACATTAAAGAAATATATTCTAAATTAGGTGTATCAATAATTATAATACCGTTATCGCACAACAATGAAGATAACCACTCAAATAAAGATGGGTAATAAAGCCATTCAATATGTTCTAGTGTATGCTTCATGCGAACAACTTTGTATTTACCATAACGAATATCATCTATATCTGGATATAACGCTTTACGCTCTCTGTAATAATCCGAAGGTGCAAATATAGAACGAATGTCAACTACCAAATCTGGAGATATACTACTATCACAATCTAGTGTCGTATATACACCATCACAATCTTGGCCAGCACCAATATCCAATTTTAATGATTTATCAACATCATCCGATGCGGCTATGATGGCATTATCGATTTCATTATTACCGACTAGAGTGAAGTGTTGGGAATATTCTGTTTGTTTTTTTAATTTTCTAAATAATTTCATAATATTTTATCGTAATATATGATCCACTTTTTCAAGAATATCTTTCGGTTTATATGACATACAAAACTTAAATTTACAAGGCTCGTACCAGCACCACTGTTTAGTACATTTTGTAAATCTCGGCATCCAATTAGCATTGTAATATTTCAACCTAACGATAGGATTTGTAGGGCCAAACAGTCCTAAAGTCGGTACTTGCAAAGCTCCGGCGACATGAGGAAATGCCGAATCTGGCCCAATAAGTAATAAAGATGTTGCAATTACTCCATAAATAAATGCAAGGGGAGTATTATACAACCCCAAAACACCTTTAACATCATACGATTGCACCGCATCTACAGTAACTACTTCAAAATCTAATTTTTTTCCAAGCTTCACTAGTCCATAAAGCAGCCATCTATTAAAGCGATAATCACGATCACAATCATGACTTCGTAACTGCAATACAATATAACGATTAGCTAATCCCATTTCGCGATATACATTCAATTCATTATCATGCAATACAAAATTATAATTATTTATATCAAAATCAACTCCACATGATTCTGAAAATATTTCTTGTCTAGATTTATAAATATGCGGCGCACACGCTGACTCGTATTCGGAAGCAGGACATGGATGATGTAAAAAATACATCTCGCAATCCAAATTATTTAATCTTTTTAAATCTTGTATATCTACTTGTTCGCCTAATTCTTCCTCTGTGTAAGAAATTATATGATCGACACTATCGTTATGCTCAAAAATTGTTCTAATATAATCGATACACAATACAACAATTAAAGAGGCTGGATTTTTAAGTCTTAGCGCGGTAATCGCAGGAAGAATCATAATCGCATCGCCTATGCCACCCACCGGACGATATACAATAATAACTTTATCAGATCGAATATACTGTATAATAATATTAAATATTTCGTTTTTACTCAATACCATTCAAAATCTTTCTGGATAAATATATACAGTTACTTCTAATATATCCCCAGTTAAAATTGTTATATCATCATCTAATGAAAACCTTACAAATAAATCACCACCATATAATTCGTTTAGCAATCCAACCTCACGCAAAATATATTCATTAGTTGGTTGCCATGATTCAAATTTTGCAAATACTTTATAAGCTCCCCCGGCAACACCGCTTACGCCCAACTTGCGATATTTCTCTGTTTCAAGACTCCTATCTTCTGTACTTGGGGCGGTTTCGCCCTGGCCTACCGCTATGAATGGCATAAAAGGTAAGGGCGAGCTGAATGGCGCAGCGAGATAAGAAGCAAATCTCTCGAGTCCAATCATAGTGACAGCAGATTGATAAGTAAGATCATCGCCATTCAGCGTAAGTCGTCCGGCTATTCTATTGTCAGAAGATGTAACAGCCATTATTCAATCCCGCGTCTCGCCATAAGATCGCCAAATTGCTCATTTTCACCGAGCATTGCACCCTGCGTTGCGGCTCGGGATTCTTCCCACAATTTCTTGTCTACAATTACATACTCGCAATGCCACTCTTCGACTGGCAATCGATTCATCTTTACCTCAAATCGATCTGCAATTATAAGACCCTCTTTTGTCATCTCTACAGTAGTAGATAATCCAGCGTCAAGAGATTCTGGCGAACCAGTCACTATATCATGCCATCCGTTTGTACCATCAATTTTATCAATGGCCGACATACTAACTTCGTATACAACAACTTTATCCAGATGATATCTATAATTATCTTCTTGTTCGGCGCGCTGTCTCTCTGCTTTTGCTTGTCCATCTACAGGAATAGTCCTGTCAAGAATTTGTACTAACTTTTCATCTGTTGTTAATTCAGTTGTTTCTTCTGGTTTGGTCTTTTTGCTATCTTCGACCATAACAATATTCCTTATAAGTGGTGGAGCGGCCGAAGCCGCTCCGTTATTGGTTGGTAATTATTAGGTGGTTGTCAACGCAATATCCATTACATCGAAGTAAACCGGAACAAGATCAAGTACCAAATCGCCGGTATTGGCCGAAATTGCCCTTGCGAGCATTATATCATCTTGATCGGACGCAGACGAATCCAAAAGGCCTCCGGCAGCACCTATCAATCCTTCGCCAGCAGCGAAAGCCTCGCCCGCCAGAGTACCCGCAGTTACAATCCCTTTCGCCAAGAACCATCCCCAATAGTTATCGGGAACTGTGGTTGCTATTGTGACGCCAAAAGTTTCGTATCTTTCAATAGCACCACCGAGCAAATCCAAGTGGTTTAATCTGTGAACAATGGCCGTATCTGTATCCAATACGGCTGTAGACATTGCTGGCTGAAAAGTGAGAGTACCGGCAATATTCTTTACGACAATTGCCCACTCGCCCTCCGGCAACGCGCCAGCACCGGAAGCAGCATTTAGAATAAACAGAAGATTGCCGACTTCTTCATCTGCTACAAAAGCAGCCGCATCGTTTATCGTCGTGGTAGTTCCATCCGAGTCGGCAGTCACGGCAAGATCGGCTGTCCTTCTAGCTATTTCGCCTAGCGCGAAAGCCGTACCGGATCGATTGACTCCCCACCTAAACCAGCATGGGCCATGACATTGCACATTTTTGAATTGTCCTGCACCTCTGATTCCATCCTCGTATCTCTCTGCGCCCGGTTTAGGGATCTCTCCAAGCAATCCCTCGCCAGAGCTACCATCGCGAGTGGTATAAAATGTATCCGCCATAGTATCTTCCAATCTCGCGCCCCAGGGTTTTCGTCCAAAAGGCTCTGATGCCCATTCCATTGCCATTTTATTTCTCCTTTTAATTCAAGAGGATCATTTCATTTGGGGGCAAGGATTTGCCCCCAAACTTCCGTCCACCTCTTATGTTCGTATCTTGATCGTACCGCCTAGCTACGCTTGCCATGCAGTTATCCCCTGCAATACAGCGCAAGTAACTGGCTTGAGAAGTATAAGCTGACCTCTCAACATCAAAAATCTAACCCTAGTAAACTGATTCACTGGTGACTTTTCGTCAGACCACTTGAACCATGCTTGGCTATCGGTTATTAGTTTGATATACTTCTTGTTAAGAAACCGCATTTGACCAGAGGGCGCGCCATTGGTCACGGTATCGAACAGTATCGGAACGCCTCGAAATAATGCACCTCCAAAATTATACTTTACAATGCGATCATCTTGCGAATACGCAATCCTAAAGTTCTTCGCATGTTGAGCCAACGCTTCGTATTGTTCGTAAACAAACTGCTCGGTAATAATAGAGTAATCACTCATATTTTCACCTTGAGCGCAGTTGTTAAGCATCGTACCCATGCGCTTCAACCCATCAGATGCACCATCGGAGATATCGCCAAAAGCTCCTACTGCCGCCGGTGCGCCAAGAGTTGTATCGTGCGGAGGCTTTCCGTATGCAAAACCACTGGCGTTGTTATCCCAATAGGTGTTGCGCCACCAAATATTGAGAGCCCTATCGAGACCAGCAATAATACCGGTACGAGGATCAGTTGGTACGAGCAACTGCAATCCGTTCATATCCATACCAGCATTGCCAACAGCAGAGTTCCAAAGCATTGTATTAATTTCTTCTCTAACCGAATCGATAAGATCATCAATTCTAAGAGTAAGTAATTCAACAACACTATCCTGATTGCCGCCAGCATGTTCGCGCTCTTCGACCCAATCAATCATTATGTCACCCGCACCCTGCTTATAGTTCCAATAAGCAAACATGGCAGATGGATAAATCTGAGGAGTCATGGTCGCGCCACGACCGAAAGTTTTGAACGATGTGTTTTTGCCAGTCCTCAGTGGACTTCGTATTCTCGCCCCACCGTTACGCTCTTCTTTGTAGGGAGTAGATTCAAACTCGCCAAGCAAAACCGATTGGCGCTCTACTTGGCTGTAAATTGTTGGCAACATATCATCCAGCATAAGCGCAACCCGTTCATCGGTTAATTGATCTGTAATGTTTCTATTAGCCATCATTAACTCGCTTTCTTATGTAGCCTCACCCTTCACGCGTATTTTATCAAGTGACGCGCGCAATCTATCTCTCATGGATACGCCATCTACCTCGCTCGCTTTGGCTGCTTTTCGTAAACCTGCTATTCCTTCTGGCAAATCCAACACATCGCGACCCGTTTTCCCTCCGGATGGTTTCTCGACTTTAGTGCGAACAGAAGTTTTACCGGCGGCAGGTTTATCGACCTGAACCAGCAATGTAGGATCATCCATAGCGGCAAGATGAAACGCCTTTTCGAGCGGCATAGCTCCGCCACCAGTTGGGGTATATTGATTGCGAATTGCATTCAATTTACCCAACCCCAAACTTTCTGCCGCAGGATACTTATTTACCAAGTTAGCAAACTCAAGATTGACTTGCTGTCCTCTAACATGATTAGAGACAGTTCCAATTTCTGCTTGCAAGCTTGGGAGCCTCGCATCTAAGGCTTTGTTCGCAGCCCTAACCATTATGGCCTCTAAATATCCTTCTGGATCAGTCGCTTGGTCTGGCAACTCTTCCTGCTCTTGCTCCTGGTTGTCATCACGAGCATCAGCCACACCATTATCCCTTCTATAGATCGCATCGTTAAGAGCTTTAGCCAATACCGGATCTTGCTCTATCATCTGCCATCTTTCAGCATCGGCTGCATTTTGCGCCGAACTCTGTCGCGCTTGCGTAAATCCAGCGTTCATATTATTGCGCTGTTCTACAAGATTATCATACGCTACTTGCATTTCCGGGGTGAGATCATCTCTATCTATATCCTTTAACGTAACACCAGCGAATCCATCTTCTTCATCAGAATCGTCGCTTTCCGATTGCTCTGATGGCTCAGCATCCACCTCGTCATCCAATTGTTGCTCTTCGGAAGAGTCATCTGGATTGATTTGGCTACTTATAATTATGCCTATCGACGGTAAAAACATTTAATTATCTCCTTTGTAAACTATTTGCTATTTGCTCCAACAAAGTTGTTTGTTTTGTCGATTCAATAGCTAGTGTAGTCAAACAGGTGTGGCATAATTTCTGTCTTTCCTCTGCTATCGCTAACATATTGGTATGCTTGCTGCCTCTTAGCCACGATAACATACCAGAAACTATCGCTAAAAGAAATGCAAAAACAATTCCAATAGGTATCACAAGCTTTCCCGGTACATCCACAGTCCACCTCCAATACTATTGCTTAACGTCATGTTGAAGTTTAATATTATCTCGCATTTCCTGATAATCAGCTTTACCCTCAACGGTAATTTCTAACTCATCGCCACCACCATTAGACTGTGGCGGATTACCCCATCCTGGTTTGCGTCGTTTATCGAATAGCGAACTCCCAGCATCGGATAACTCTCTACGCTCTTCCTCGTATAATCTCCCGGCTGATGGATAACTATTTGTTGGCAACTCATCAGAACTAGCATTATGTAACGCCAGCTGTTCTCGTAAATCTTTTCGTGATGTAATGTATGCACCGGTCGATTGATCAAAACGAGGCTCAAGATCAGAACGTACGGAAGGAACTTCAAGATCATGTGCGCGTTTTGCGCTAGCACCACATTTAGGACAATTCGATCCGGCTCTACCTTCCACAGTAAATCTATATTCATCCCAAGTAATTGCACATATTTCACACCTATACTGATAAAGCGGCATCGTTCCCTCCTCCTGTTATGTTTGCCGGTGCTGGCGCACCCGGTTGGTTACCTGCTGGCGCACCAGGAATAAGTAAATTATTTTCCCATAATTCCAAACCAAGAGCATCACTCATCATTTCCATAACAACTTGCGGATTGATTTGTAAACCTAATTGAGTAGCAATCTGAGTGAATGTCATAACTCGATTTAATTTTTGCTGTTGTGCCTGAGCAGCGGTAGATCCAAACTTAACTTTTAGCGACATCTGATCAAACGGTGTTATTAACCGAGCAAATTGTGCCGGTAATCCAATAGCTTCTGCTATTTTCGCAATAGGAATATTATCACTAGCTATTCGTAAAATATTTGACATAACAGATGCGGTAAACTCATTGAGTTTTTTGATGCGCCTGTTGTTTTTATCATCCGAACCCTCTTCGAGTAATCCTGCCTCGAAAGCGGTGCGAACTCCAGGCTCATGCTTGCCTCTATCTTGCTGTGTCACACCACTTGACTGTCTGATAATAGAATCAACAAGTTGAAAATTAGCATAAAAATCTCCAGATGGCCCCGAAAACTTTAATTCTTGAACAGGCGAACCTTGCGAAACTCCATCAACGGGAACGATTTCTACATCTTTTACAGATTCTAATTGCCTAATAGCGGCTGGAGTTAATGCGCTTGCTTCAACTAAAATTTTAGTTATGCCAGTTCGCTTAGAATGACTTAAAAGATGATAATATATTTTCGATAATGATACAGAGTGCTCTTCAACAGTTTGTGTAACACTTTTTCCCCATACTCTACGAGGTCGTGAATTACTAAAAGTTAATTGATTGTATACATCATAGCCATAATCATCATCTTCTCGCAATATCCTATTGTGACCATCTGCAATAGTAATTATTTTACCTTCTTTAAGATTGTGTATTTCTACCAACCTAACTAAATCTCTTTCTTTATCCGCTCGATTAATATCTTTTCGTGCTATACCTGGAATATCTTTAGATGGATGAATTGTAGCCTGTAAATTTTTAGTGTTACTGTACAAATCGTTATCTTTAACTTCATCGACTGGCTTGACAATTTCTTCCGCAATCCAACGTTTATCTCCCCATCTCTTAACTCTAAAATCAACTAACAAATTCTGTATTTCAACATCTTCCATAAATACATTATCACTAAATATTACAGGCTCTTTAATGCTGGAATCACCCAACGTATATGCTTCGCTATCAAAATCACCAGCATAACCTATCTTGCTTACACCAGAGCCAAGCAACAAACCATCAATAATAATCTCTTCCGAACTTGAATTTATATCCAAAAGCTCGTACAGTATATCTGCATATGATTCCCAGGCTAAAGCGGCAAATCTTTGTCTCGGATCATTAAAAACAGATTGAACTTGAAATGCCGGAGAAAAAACATGCACTTTTGAAAGAACACTCTCTATGATAGGCTGTATAATATTTACTTGAGGAATCATATCGTAACTGTTTATTCTTGACCTACGACGAACATTCTCAAACCTACCGGTAGCGAGACCCCACAAATTATCGTCATACATCTGTTCGTAGTAGTTCCAATTGCGAACATAATCTTCTCTGATAGTTCGAGCTATCGAAATCTCTGCAACCCATTTATTCAATTTCTCAGTTTCTGCTCGACCTATTCCCATTGTATGACTCCCAACTTATGTAATCACAAAATCTGCATCATCAGTAATAGCTAAGGTATCCGATAATGCCGAAACTCTAGCCATTGCCATAGATATTACATCATCAACCGATGCGAGTTCTGCAAGAGTATTATCAAATTCTAATATCGTTCCCTGGAAAAATACCACCCTGCACTCTACCGGCAGCTCATCTAGATTATCTTTTGAAACTGCATTACCAAGAACCCATCGACGCCCCATATTTCCACCAGACGCATCGGCAAATATACCAATCTCAGTTATAGATAAATCATCACCAGTAGGCTCATCCTGTCCAAAAACCGCCCTGCTAAAGCAAGTGCTTCCGACTGACCAAACATCAGCTTTTTTTCTGTATATTTCTTCTTCGAGTTGATCATCGCGCAGCTCATCCACCGCAGTCGTGCCAGTTCCTATAGCTATATATCCCATCCATTCTTTACCATACTCTTGATAGCCTAACAAAGCATTTACTATTTCATCTTGCGCCTCGCCCTGCACAGATACGAATGCAATTAAATCTGCAATAGTAACTATATCTGCAACAATTAAACGCGGCCCATTTAATGTGCTGAACAATTCTGCTATGGTTAAGGTATCGCTAAATTCTAAAGACTGCGGAATATTTATCGAATCAGTAATTACTACAATATCGGCAAAACCGCTTCCAGTGCTAACGGTAAAATAAAAACCAGTTGTAAACTCATTTACTGCAATAGTATCAACTGCATTCTTTCCTACTTCCAATATAGACACATCGGATAATGTAAATGTATCCGAAGATGTTAAAAATCTATTTGTCGAGATAGTGTTAGTCCAAATCTGAGTAGCCAATGGATCGATAGTGTACGCTCCGCCACCATTAAATCTAATCCATCTTCTAGTTTCACCATCAACTACTTGATCATCCCAATCATCTGGAGCAGAAATAAATACATCAACAAAACCTACCGTCTTGAAATTGTTTAACGTACTGGCATAATGCGTGGCCGGAAGAATTGACCATCCTGCTAAAGTGCTGTACTCGATTGTAAACGATCCCGAACCCGTACCGGCTGTTCCAATATTAAACGTAATCCAATCTATATTAGCATCTTCGCCAATGTAAAAAAAATCTGCTGCGTCGTGCAAAAGAAAAACATCATTAGCAGTAGCTTCGTTGGCCTCTGTGGTATAATCGGTAAAAGATGCTCCATCGTAAAAGAATCCAGCAGCTATGGCGGACGGTGTCACTTCATCAACAGCATCACCAATGGATGACTTTCCTGGCGCGGTGAAAATATTAACTTCCACATCTTGCTCGGTCACCACAACCAACGGAGCACTATGCTTGGGAGGGGATGTGAGAACTATTGGATATGTAGACCAAAATACATCTGCCATTATGGAAAACTAGTCCTTATTTCATACTCAACATACAATCTATCGCCATCCGGCACAGCAACCCCGCCAGCATCGATATCGCGAGTTATTAAATGACTTATTCCAGTATCATCATAAAATAATCCCGTTTCATATATAGTTACCGGCGAACCAGACCCATTATCAAGCGCCCGCGTCCATGTAGATTCGTAATAACTAGATCCGCCGACCCAACTCTCCGACTTGGTCATCTGTATGTATTCTAATTGATTTGGGCCACTTCCATCTGTAACCAAATTACCTAGTTCAAAATCATCAAAACTTTCTGCCGTTGCATCTCTGCCGACCAATATTCCATGATGATCATCGTCCACAGCAGCATAAAATCCACCACCTAATGATTCTGGAGTAAGATCTTGAATTATCGACTGCCCTAATGAATCTTCTAATCGCCATGTTCGTAAGTGACCATCAGCGTATAGCGTACCTTCAACCTGGAGCGTGGGAGCAATCGTAACATTCACATACATATTTCTCACAAAAGAATGAGAATGATGCTGTCGCGCTAACTTTACTGCACCAGATTTGCCATCAACTAATTTGATTCTCACTATTGGCTCTATTATGCGAGTATTTAATTTACCTGCTATTTTACGCATCTTCTCGTAAATAGCAGATTCGTACTTAAATAATTCTTGCTCTTCTTTGAGAAGGTCATTCATAATTTATCCTACGTTGGCCAGATGCCACTTACAGTAGTGTAGGTAACGCGACACGCTTTATCGTTATCTATATTAACTGTAGGCGATACAACATCGCGCGACATTAAAATTTGATTATTATTTAATATTCCTGCCTCTGTTACTCCGATAGCACCACCAGATCGATTAACAAAATATCTTTTCATAACACTAGTCCATTGACGAATACCGCCATCCCACGTTTGAACATGATCAAACATATCATAATGTAACATTTGATTAGCACCAGTTCCGTGATCAATCAAACTATCTAATACAAAATCTTCATAACTATACGCTGCTGCCCCTCTGCCAATAACAATACCAACAGTATCTTCACCAAAAGCACCATCTATATCATCAAATCTAATTGCATCACCACTATCCGCAACAACCCCGGCTGTATTTTTTGAGTTAACATGACCAGCCGCGAAAGTAGTAGAACTCCCTTCTAAGCCACAACATAACATCGCAAACATATTAGAATAATTACGAAGCCATGTATGCATCAATCCTTCGCGCTTATCTTCAACTCGTCCTTCTTTATCTAGCGACTCGCAAGAAAAGAATGGTATTGTAAAGGGGGGTGGAGATATAAGTTGACTACGAAGATAGAGCATTTCTTTATATAACTCATACTCCTCTTGCCCTTCTAGCATGGAAAGTATTTTATCATCTTGTAAACTTTTTATTTGCATTACTATTCCTCTACATCGAAAGACGCACGTTTTACATCTATATCCGGATCAATACCAGCAGTTATTTCCGCATACCACTTGCCAGACAATACTGCATCTGGGATTATAAAGGTGTAGCGGTAAGCACCCACTGATTCGTTAATTAAATTATCAACATCATAATTGATGCGAGTCACATCGGACGGATCTTTCACTACAATAGATACAGTAGTTGCATCGATTAAAGCATCGTCGCTTTTCTGGCGATGCTCCCATTTTATTGTAACGCCTTGCCCCGGATGTTTAGCCATTAGTCAACCTTTAGAATTTTAATAAAATACACATTATCATCTTTATACATGCGCGCACCAGATGTACGCAACAAAATTACTTCAAACAAATTGCTATCTATGCGAACCCGCCTCAACCAATTCGGAATATCCATACGCATGGAATCAGATATAGACAATACATCACTAAGGGTTAAAACTCTTACAGGTACAATCGAATCGAATATATCTAGAGTGTCACCAACGTCCAGCGTAAGAACTATTGCCGATGGCCCGCTAAAAAACATTGGCATTGTTGGCGCTATCATATAGCCAACAGCATTTTGTACAGAATTGAGATTACCACGCCAATGTATTATCATGATGCTGTTTTAATTGTAACAAATGTATCGGCAGCTCCCGCAGACGAAAACTTGAACGTCAGTAAGTCAGCGTTCATATCCGCCGCTGTAGCATCTATCGCATATATACCACTACCAATTTCAGCTATCGAGCCAGCAACGCCACCAAAGGCTCCACCATCTTTAGATACCTGACCGGTAACAGTAAGTCCTGTTTCGGGGGTAGTAAAATCTGTTTCGTCAACCATTAAAAATTCTAAATCTGCAAAAGCGGTATTCTTTAGCGGAGCCGAACCATCTGTTCCGCGCATCGTTTGCCTAATAGATGTTTGGAACATCCGGCCAGTTGCATCGGCAAATACATAATCAATCCCACCAATAACTACCTTTTGATCCTTAAAGACTATCCTAATACTATCGCCTTCGGCATATCCAGACCCGCTATCGAATACCTCGTCGTAATAAATCAGACCAGCTGACTCGGAACACGCCGCATCGTTGACCACATTAGACCATGACGTACCTCCTATCGCCTTGCGATCAATACCAATTGTTCCCGGAGTAATCTCATCGATAGATGGTAAGTGAAGCAACGAATCAGTTATCATAAAACCTATCCTCACCGATACAGTATCGGCAAGATCAATATCATTAGGTACGAGCGGCTGTGCGTGAATACTGGTTGCCACCATATCTGTATTGGTTGTAGTGGTATCAACCAATATAACACCATTTATTTTAGTCGATCCTCGGTCGTAACCGCTATCTACAAAATGTTTAAGATCATTCGATGATTGATCGTCATGTTCAATAGTGCCTATAGATGAATCGGCTCCTTGAATCTCATACGTCGTATCGGCCGCAGGATTGGTTGCCCAATTTGGTTTAATCGTCGCCACTTTTGTTGTACCATCATAAAAAGCAATAATGCGCGATTGTCCTACACCAGTACCGCCGGTCGTTACTATTCTAGCCCCCTGATATAACTCATCTGTGGCCGGCTCACCAGCGGCGAGAGTGATAGATCCGTTCGCGCCAGCTTGTGCCGTTCCTGTGGCCAAAGCAGTTAATCCAATTCCTGCATTTGTATCGACATGTATAGCGCGAATTACCTCAGAAAGCGATACACCATTACCGGGAGCAGCTTCCGCAGGGAACGCTACTATCCCAACAGTTCCTACAAGAATGTTAATAAACTGCTTTATATATTGCATTGCCGTATCGACATCTGTCGGATCGCCACCGGCAGCAGCATCGTCCAATGCGCCCAACACAGATGCCTTTGCCGCGTTATCAGTTCCCCGCATCGCTGTCGTAGGAATCGCCGCGATAAGTGCCCGAAGTGCCTCCTCTGAATCGACCTGACTGGAGAAATCGCCACCACCAGAACCACCATCTGCGTTGATCGCTGTTAATTCTGTTGCATTATCCGTTTCGATAGCAGCATCACTACGAGCAAGTAACTGGACGTATTTAAGCAACTTTGCCGCAGTAGCCGCAGCATCAAGAATAAGATCCAATCTACCACCGTTTATCCAGTCGGTTAAAACACCCATACGAGCAACAGTAATCTCGTGCGTATTCGCCAACTGCACATCTAAATCTAGTCCGCCAGCATCGGATATGGGTATACCACCAGGGCCATCCGCATCGGCACCAGGCAAACTGTTTATCGTGCCATTAGGTGTAGCGACATCGAGAAATTTTATCAACGCTGCCGCAAGTCTACCGGCCCCGCCTTCGGTCAATATAGTACCCATAACATGCGTCAAATCAACTTCCGGAACACCGGCTACCGATGGAGTTGCCGCTGCTGTATCAAGCCATTTCTGAACATTAGACTTTCGTTCATCATACGCCTTGAAGCCATAACTGATTCCGCCTTGATCAGAATCAACAGTAGCAACTATATATACAGTATAACTCTTGCCATTCTCGAAACCATTGCCAGAAGTGCAAGCTATAGATTCGGTATAAAATCCAGTTGTATCGTCATCATCTAATTTTGCCATACTGCCAGTCAGAATTGGTGGATCAGTCTCATCTTCGTATATTCTATATGTAGGCACAGAATCAGCGTCAGTCAACACACCCGTATCGGGATCGTGCGTAGTGACGCTAAATACTAGATTATCGCCTATTTCAACTTCTGTCGGGCAGCCCATTCTATATCACTCCTGATAATATTTTTTCAGTCACACCCCAAATAAACGCAAATACTAAACCGCCAATAATTATCTGACCACCAAATACTAGCGAATGTATACCATCCTTAGACATAATCGGCGTAGCTACTCCGACCGCTGGCGGAATCACAGCATCCTGCCATGCTCCCTGATATAACCTATCTTGCCACGCACCTTGATATAACCCTGTAGCCATTAGCTTACTCCAAGTAATATAGCAAATGCATCGTCACTATCTACACCGCTAAAATCGCCGCCGCCAGCATCAGTAAATCCGGGAGCATTGGCGGTAGCTCCAGACCCTTTGGTAACATTAGTAGTATCTCCACCAGTATTTCCGTTATAATTATTGTAATCAAACAAATTCGCCTCTATAGCGGAAGCCCAAACAATCCCTTTGGTTGTATTGGTCACAATTTGATTATTCAAAACTATATAAGCTTGACCAGCTATAGCATTTATCCCTGTAACACAATTATATATCGTATTATTGCAAATATATCCAAATTCAGTAGTAGCCCCAGTGACTTGCACTCCATACGTTGTACATGTATCAACAATATTAAAAGAAACACTGGAACGACCAGATACATGAATACCACTTTTAGAGTCATGAGCATAACATCCATACACCTGACCCTGAGTGCTGAACATCCCTATACCGTAACCGGCATCGCTAATTCCTTCGCAATTAAAGACTAGCGAGTACAGCCCTTCGATATCAATGGCACTTCTATCTGCCGTTCCGCTGCTATTATCCGCCTTACAGTTAATTACTTTAGTGCCTGTATCGCCTCGAAGAACATACGTTTGCTCGCCCTCAAATCTACAATTTTTCCATTGCCAATAATTATCAACGCGAACACCGTAGCTTGCCCCTCCATCAAAGAAAGGTCGGTCAGTTCCTTGCGCCTCTGTCTCGGACTCATCGCTTACACCTATAACATTAATCATAGAAGCAGCAGTTCCATCAAGTGAGCTAAGTAAATTACTAGTCAACGTATATGTGCCGGACATAACATAATAAATATCGCCAGCAGCGGCACTACCTTCAAAATCCGTTTCAAATTCTGCATAGCCCATCGCGTTAGCCCAAGAGCTACCTGACTTATCTCCTGCCCCTGCTACTGTTACATACATCGTAGCCATTAGAGCATCTCCTTAACCAACACCATATCTTTATCCGATAAACTATATAACTTCTTTATCGTCGCTTCGTCTGCTAACGAGACGGATGCTTGCCCTGCTTTTTTAAGTTGGCCAAATACATCATCAAGTTGGTGAATTGCCAATAATCTTGCTCTTGTAACAGAAACCACTAAAGGGGTGACTGGTATATCTTTGGGGTCGGTACTTAGTTTCAACTTCTCGTACATCTTCTTATCGATAGGTTCAACAGGTTTATCAGCGCCATCTATAAACCAATCCTCAAGATCGTTCTGTGTCGCAAACCGCTTGTGACTACAGCTTGGATCGACAGTATTGCCGGGCGGAATATAAACATTATCCAAATTGCATTTCTCAAATACTACACCAGTCATAGTGTCGGGAAAAATATGTGCGTCAAGAGTCGATTGGGAGAACCCGCTGCCGACAATCGTACCAGCCAAATCTATTGCTGTTTTCAGCGCAGCAGGATTACGACCAAAACTTTTATAGGAGTATTTTTCGTTTATTGCCATAGTTAAAATTCCTACGATGCTCCGTAGGTAATAGTCCAGGTTACTGTTAAAGTGTCGCCAGCACCTTTGTTAATTACTGCAAAATCTTGATAAGCCATCAAAGTTACAGTGGTGGCTCCAGCCGAATCAAACAATCCAGCCTCCACTAATGCGCCAGTTCCAACACCAGCACCAAATGTAGATACATGCACTACATCATTATCGGCTGCACCAGCCCCTTGAAGATTCGAATCATTCTGAACTCTAGCTACTTCGGCTTCCAGCAAAGTACTTGCTGTGGACTTTCCGCCAGTAGTAGTGCCGATAGCAGTATAGTCAATAAGGGTATCCTGCGCTTCGCCTTTAACCATACACTCCGCTATAAGCGCATCATAAGCAGATGTAATAGTATTTGTGTACTCACGCTTATCTTTTAATCTGCCATCTTCGCCGGTAAGCACAAGCTCTAGGCGACCCCTGACTGATATTTGCTTATCATGTAATTTTGCCTTAGACTTCTTAATAGCTAAACCACCAATTACAAGTCTTTTACTTTCATCCATTATATCCCCCTCGCCTTCCTGCTGCTGTTAAAGTGTGCGGGTGCTCGTTCCCTTCTTCCTGCATCGCTAAAAGAACTCCGTACAAATCCCCAACCTCTTCGATTGGCTCGGCCGGTTCAGATGCCATCAAATTGCCAGCGCATATATATCGAAGGCAATCTGCTTTGTGCTTAAATATATCATTCGCCGGCTTTCTGGCTACACCAACTTTCTCGCCCCATCCATGATGCTTCATCGCTTCAATAACTTTTGGACAATCATCAGTAATGTATATACGAGGACGATAACGAGTAGTATAACTCAACCTTCGCTGAACTCTATCAATCCCAACATTAACATTATTGTTAGTTAGCTTAGAATCGCAAGGTAACCCCAATCTTTGAAATTCAAATGCACATTGCGGATCTTCCGGATCGATATAGGTTAATGTGCGAATCTGTTGCTCTTTAGCAAATACATCCCATTCGTGCAATCCGCGTCGCATATCTTTCCAACCATGCGGTATACCATATTCGGCGCAACGCTCATTCTTTATATTGTATACTCTTTCCTCATAAGAAGTCTCTTGATCGTCATATTCGCCAGTAATATAAAGGTTTCCTTGCTCACTCATTACCCCGCCTAACCACGCAAATTCCCCTCTAAACCCTGGGTCAATTGCTTCGTACCTTCTCCAATGAGGCGGAATATCAAACGGCGATATGATGTGGATACCTGGCACAAACTTAGTGTAGATGCTACCCGCGAAGGTGACAAACTTTCCTTCATATTGCTCTGCAAATATGAGCGAATCGAGTTCACTTCGTAACTCGTATGGATCTTCTGGCCAGAATGGATTAGCCCAAGAAGGCCATTCTTTCGTAAAGAAAGCTGATTCATTATCGTTGTAACCTTTTAAATATTGCTCATATAACCAACTATCTGGATCTTTCTCACTCGACTTACCGCCAGGAGTTGTTGGTATGAGTAAGTCGCCTAATCGAGATCCAAGTCTACCTTTAAGCATCCTTTGGTAAAGTTGCTTTGGCTTCTTGATTTGCGCTGCCTCTGACATACAAATTGCATCAACTTCTTCACCAAAAGCACCGCCAGAACGTTCGAGAGATATACACTTAATCCACGAACCCCACTTAGTCCTCATATACATATTGCCTTGCGACTCGTTGTATATGCAATTCTCTAGCGGACTAAAACCAAGCAGGTCTTTTAATTCTTCACTAATCATTCGCTCATAAACATAATCGAACTCTTTTGCTGTATCTGCGTAACTATTACCGACTATCCATATCCTTGTAGCTCCTGCCATTAAGTAGACAGCCAACTCTTCGCCAGCTGCTCTGCTTTTTCCACCTCTTGTACCAGCACAAATAAATCTATTTCTTGCATCCGAATCATGAAATTCATATTGCGGAGCATGTGGCGCATACCCAAACGTATCGAATAATGACCACTTGATAGATGCTATATTTCTCTTACGCTCTTCCGGAGTCGGAGGCGGGTTTGTTGTTCTCCGTTTTATCGTTTGAAGCATTTAGTTTCATCTCTTTTGATGCTTGGTTAATCTTCTCTTCTTGAATTCGTTTCCATATGTACGGAGGCATTACCCGAATAACTGTACCATCTGGATAGTGAATTATCCCACATTGCTTCGCTTCCTCTTCTGTTATCTCGAACATAGCTTCTCCTCGAGCATCTTTTAGTGCCGCAGCGTAAAGTGGTGTTACAGTAACAACAACCTATATCGGGAATTACAAAGTATGATATTCTCGACGCGTTCTCATTCTCGCCATACCTTTTGTTCGTCGTTTCCAAATAGTCGTCCTGGGTAATCCCTCGCGTTCGCCGATTTCCCTGTCGCTCAAGTTGAGCCAAAACTTTGATAGTATCACCTTCCGTTGCTTGTCTGTCAACAGCGATATAAATCTTTTTGCCTCTGCGCGCTCCATCGCAATGTCTGACGGATCATCATCGTAAGCCGGAACCAATTGTAAAGTGTGCTTTATTTTCTCAAAATCAACAAACTCGATACTATTTTTATAAGAATAATTGAACGCCCTTGATCTAATAAAATCTATCAATTTGTATTTTACTATCATATGAGCCCAAGCTCTATTGATTGTGCCATCCGAATTGATTGCTTTTGCAATAACTTTTGGATCGAAATAATACATGTAATACTGCTGTTCTAAATCTTTTACTTTATCTTTGTAAGTAGAACCTTTAGGGGCGTATCGTCTGGCTAGATATCTAGCGTCCTTCTTAATCGCCTCGTGCTCGCCTTCGTAATTAACCTTCAGTTCCAAGATTGCCCTCTTTGTGCATCCGGATTGGCTACTTGTATATCTCCTGGATCGACATAATGATTTTGGATTAAACGCATTTTCTCTTGTTCGTTCTTAGCTACTATCAAGCAAGTCTGACCAGCTTTCTTGGCCTTATGATACGCCGCCATTGCTTTGAAAGTTTTGCCATGCCCTCGAGAACCGGTCTGCATAACTCTGTACTTTTGCGGTCTAGGAGTCGCTATTGCAGGGCTGTAAAGTTTTGGTTGTTTATTCATTCTTCCTATAAGACGGTTCCCTCGCTCCCTGTCTTTCCCATTGTTGTCGTTTCTCTGATCCATCCCCACCGGTTCTAATATCCTCAATCTCTGGAGGTGGGTCTGGCGTAAAGGTGGGGGGTGAATCTTGCTCTTCCTCGCGCGGCTTGAGCATCATATTGTCGTCTAGCTGTAGACGCTCTCTGACATCTCCATCCCATTGCTTCGCTTGCTGTAAAGTGTGTGTTTGAATTGTTTGGTTGGATTCTGTGATATCGTTAAATACCGCGCGTAAGTCTATTTTGACATGCTGCTCTACGCGTTGTATTGGTGCTTGGGTTTTTTTAGATGCCATCTCTTTGAAGAAAGCGAACGCTTGTTTGTCATCCAGTAACCCTTCGGAGTATTTTGTTAACAGTATTGACATAGCTAAATTGCCGGTAGCTTCTGCTGTATCTAGATTGCCGGAACTAATATCGCCAGATATACTATCGGTAATAGCCTCTGCAATCTCTGATATTGCATCTGCGTTTGTTACGGTTTTCTTTTCTGGCACTGTAGTGGTTAGTTTATTTCGTTTCATTGAAAAAGCCTCGTCAGTATCGGTAGTATCTCAATATGTAGTAATACAATTCTGGCCTATGCTTAATTATACCATATAAAGTGGGGCTTGTCAAGGCCGAAGTGCCATTTTTTGGCGGCGGCGGTCTATAAAGTGGGTTGCGAGGTTGATCGAAATGATGGAGGGGATTAGTTAGTGGATTGTAGTGGGGGAGTGAATGCGTCTTAGCTATAAATGTGGGTGTCGGTGGGTGGCATGGTGGTGCGAAAGGGTGTATTTGCGCCTACGCACGACACAGCGAGTTGGCGAGGGTCGATAGGGGGTATACCCCTGCCTCGGTATATATTATATCAACGGCGGTCTGTCAGCGTTTCTCTTGGCGGGTGGCGGACGGCGGTCGTATCTGGCTGAACCACATTTAGATCAGGGTCATGACCTGATTTCATGCCAACTACTACACACATGTTTATTTCACTTAACATACGTTTCTGAAAAGTAGCAGAATACCCCTAGTAGATCTTAGGTTGATCGAAATGATGAGATCGAGGCAAAAGGGCAGAATAAAGGGCTTTTCAGAAGAATAAACAAACAAAACAACAAATAGATCAAGGTCATGTCTTATGTATTTATTAGTATTCCTGCTTGCTGGTTTTCGATATTGGTTTACCGCAACTAAAAGTTGCACCGCCAGCTTCTCCCCCCAGTAACCACCAGCCCCCTTTACACTTGGCGCGATTATTTCCTACACTCTTGGCATGGTTCTTGCATGTAAAATACACTTGGCACGATTATTTCCTGGCTAAATGTGTGGTATTTTTGGTACACTGGTGTAGCAAAATGACACACATCACCTAAACCCTTTATTCATGCCTATCCACGCCGTTTTAACCACTTTACCCATGCCATTATGTCACACCGCTATACCGCACCCAAAATACACTAAACCCGTCAGCCCCCTATTCAAGGGCGTTGACGCTTAACACCATTGATCTAAATGTTGGCATGGTAATTGCATATATAAAAAATAAAAACGACTTTTTCGGGTTTGACCCGATATTGACCGCTGTTCTTTGACAATTGAATAAAGGGCTTATTTAACTTCGAGAAGGGGAGCATACCATGCAAAAAGCGTTGTTAGCAGAAATTACCAGCGAAGATTTTATCAACGAAATGATCAACGAAATGATCAATCGCACTTGTGACACCTCTGGTACGGAATGGCGCGAAATAAGAAGAGCCAGATCGCACCTCCGCAAGCACGTCACACAAATCGCATGTTGGGGCAACTTAGACGACAACCGAAAAAA